GCGACGGCGGCGCGAACTGGTCGCCTCGGAGGTAATCGGTCACGGCGGCGCCTTTCTAAAAGCTCAGCCCAGGATGATCAGCCAGTTGGACGTCTCGCTGCCCGTGCCGGAAAGCGCGAGCAAATGGCAGTTGCCCTCGATCTCCGGCAGAAGGTCGTTGCACGTCACCAGGCATTCGCCCTGCGGGGGCACCTGGTGCACCAGGGGATAACCGGCCGGGCCGGCCGGGCCGATCAGCAGCGGATCGGGATTGGGGTTCTGCACCTTCAGCGCCTGGACCCGCAGGCCCGCGGCGGCGATCGTGCGGCCGTTGTCGTTGGTCAGCGTGAGCAAATCGATTATGGCCGAGCCGTCGTTGAGGGTCGCGGCGAAATGGGCCTTGGCCGCGGCCGGCGGGGCGCTGGCCGGGTGCAGCCGCAGCACGGTGTTGGCGCCGACGTCGGTGGCCCGCTGGCTGGCGCCAGGGCCGAGCGAGAGCGTCTCCTTGGTGGTGATCGCGCTGTGGATCACGACGTTCAGGGCGTTGTTGTCGCGGACGGGGAGTTTGGATTTGGGGATTTGCATCGGTGGGCACTGTCCTTTCAAAGGGCCATGGTCCGTTCCGGGGTGAACAGGTCGAGGTCTGCGAAGTCGCAGGAATAGGTGTTGCCGTCGTCGTCCGCGGGGAACCAGGCATAGACGATGGCCGGCGGAAAGACGGGCGGGGTGCCGGTCGGTATGAGTTGGTTGCCGTCGTCGTCCAGTTCGGCGATACCGCCGAAGGGCCGGCCGAGGCAGTCGGTCACCGGGCCGGTGGCCTTGCCGTCGGTGTTGCCGGCCTGGGGGGCCAGGATGAGGTGGCCGCTGCCGTCCAGCGCCAGCCGCTGGAAGCAGCGCGGCCCCAGGTTGGGCACCCGCACGCCGAAACTGTCAGGATCGTGCAGGAAGGTGCACGTGAGGATGCGGTGCAAATAGGGGTCCAGGGTCTCAGGGGCGCGGACGTCGGCCAGGTACAGCGTGCCGGCGGCGAAGGCCCGCACGCTGCTGTTGTCCGCGTTGTCGGGATCGTTGGTCCACACGTTGAAGCCGGCGTTGTTCCAGCGGTTGAGGTAATTGTCCCAGTTGACGTTGTCGAACCAGTCTAAAGAACAATGGCGGGCGATCTCCACGCGCAACAGCGGGGCCGTGCGGGTCACCGGCGGGTTGAAGCGGTCCCCCGCGGCATTGCGGATGTCCATGTTGTCGTTGTACTGGCCGCTGGGCGGGAAGTCCGGCGGCGAGCTGGTCACGTCGTCGTACACGCCCCGCCAGGCCGGCTTGACCTTGCGGTCGGCGAAGTAGTGCACCTGTGTGGGCAGCGTGAGGGGGTCCTCCTGCCACTTGACGTCGACGTAGGCGGTGCCCTGGTCGTCCAGCGAGCGCGGGGTGACGCTCACGCACACCATGTTGCCCTTGGTGATGTCGATGTCGCCGATCTGGGGCAGGTTCGTGTCGCTGAGGGCCGCCCCCTGCCAGGAGTTGGCGAAATTGTTCAGGATGCTGGCGGCGCCGTTGGCGATGTTGGGCACGAGCCACAGTTCGGTGGCGTCGTAGCGGCCACCGGAGCGATGGGTGACGCTGCGGTTGCTGTAGCGCTGGTAAGCTAAGGCGGGCATGGTTAGCGTCTCCCTGCGCCGTTGATGAAATCGATCGTGCCGAACTGGTAGCCCACGTTTCTGAGGACCTGCTCCTGGATGGACGGATCGAGGTGAGAAATGATCTGCTTCATCATTTGCAACTGGTCGCTGGACTGCCGCATGGCTTCCTCCGCGCCGACGACCTGGCCGTAGCCGGCCACGCTGTTCATGTCGGCCGCGCCCGCCAGGCCGCCGGCATGCGCCACCGCGGCGGCGTAGTCGCCGATCTGGTTGCCCAGGCCGCGGGCGATCTCCTGCCGCTCCTCGCCGGTCTTCGCGCGGCCGCCGAAGGCCTGCGTGGCCAGGTCGATCTGGGCGCGGAGGTTCTCGCCCAGGGAGCGCACGGGGGCGAGCTGGTCGGCCAGGGTCTGTTGGGTGGAGAGGATGCCCCGCTCGCGTTGCGTGGGGTTCAGGCGGGGATTCTCGCGGAGGATCGCTTCCTCCTCTTCCTGTCGTTCGCGGGCCGTCATGTAGCTCGACGTGGCGGCGTAGCGCTGCGCGCGGGCGTTGTTCATGGCCCCCGCCGCCATGCCCATGTTTTGTTCCGCGCTGCCGGTGGGCATGTAAGCCCGCTGATTGGCCAGCGCCGTGGCCTTGGCGATCGCCTCCTCATAGACCTGCTGGGCCGACCTGCCCGTCTCGTACAGGCCCTTGGCCTCCTGCTGGCGGTGGGACTCGATCGACTGCTGTTCGACCTGCAGTTGCTTGTCTTCGAGGGCCTTGGCGCGCTTCTCGTTTTCGCCCTCGCCGTACCACAGGCTCCCGTGGTGCACGTTGATCCGGTCCTCCAGCCAGTTCATGCCGCTAACCACGCGTCCGAGGAGGCTATTCTTCGTGCCGTACAGCGTGTTGCCGAAATCGTTCATGGTCTGGGTCTGGCGGGCTGTGTAGCCCGAGGCGTTTTTGGACTTATCGTTGGCGTCGGCGATCTCCAGGCCCCGCTCCCCGTACAGGGCCACGGCCGCACGGGTTCGCGCGGAGCCCGTCAGCTTGCCGAGTCCGGCCTGGGCCTGGCTGATCTGCTGATCGGTGCTGCCCGTGGCGTCGATGCCCAGCGAGGCGAAGAGGGCGGATCCCCGCCGGTCACCCATTCTGGCCGAGTAGCCCGCGTCGCGGAACTCGCTCACCGCCTGAGAGAGCTCCCCTACGGAGAGGCCGGCCGACTGCGCGGAAACCGACATCTTGGAAAAGGCCAGCGTGCTCATTCCCACGGCCGCGCTGGAACGCTTCAGTTCGCTGCTGATGGCGCTGAAGTCGTGCATGGTTGCTGCGATGACGCCGATGCCGGCCAGGGCCCCGCCGGCGATGCCGGCGCCTGCGCCCAGCCCGGCCAGGCTGCTCAGCGGGCCGCCGTATTGGGAGATTGCCCCGCGGGCCGCGTCTCCCAGCCCCAGCTTCCCGTCCGCCCTGGGGAGGATCTCGGCGGCCTGCCTTTGCGCGCGGTGGTAGGTCTCGCTGGAGATGGCCCCGCGGCGGTGCAGGTCGTCCAGCTTCCGGACCTGGTACTCGTACTTCTCGTTGGCCGTGCGGGTCCGCTCGAAGACGGCGTCGACCTCGTCGGCATAGGACGATCGCGGAGCCGCGCCCGCGGCGGATTTGCCGCCGCCCGGGGCCGCCTGCTGAAGCTCCTTCAGGCCGGACTTCGCCTGGGCAATGCCCGAGGCGTCGAAGGTCGACACGACCGGGATAATCACTTTGCCGATGGAACCGGACATCGAAAAGGTCTCACGCTAAGGCGTTACGCCGCAAGGGTTCAGTCGTAGAGCCAGGAACAAAAAAGCGAGAACAGCATCCAGGCTGCCGTCGCCAAGGCGTAGATGGGCCAGCCCAGGGCGAGCCCGAAGGCCAAGAGCGGAGGCACCCGCTCGTAGTCCGCGGTTGGCGGCCCGAAATAATCGACGTAGACGAAGTAGGCCGCGGCCGAGACCGGCACGGAAAGCCACAGGGTCAGCAAAATCAGCCAGGTCATGTGTTGTTCCTTTGCGTGGTTGTCGGCCGCGGCCAGATGCTCTGCAGCTTCTCAGCTTCCTCGGCCATGGCCTCTTCCGTTTGGGCCGGGGCCTCGGCATTTGGCGGCCGCTCCGTGCCGTCGAAATCGGTTTTATAAATCGTGGGCTTGTTCCGCCCCGCCATGGCAAGCTGCCAGGCGACGTGCTCGACCCGCTTGGCGATGGGCGGATCGAGTTCCAGGCTGGCCTCCCACAGCGGCAGTTCCTCGCCCCACCGCGCCCACAGTTCTCCTAGCGGGACTCCGGCCTCTCGGCCGAGGGCGAGTTGCTGCCGCAGGCGGGGGCAATTGCGGATTTTTTTTTGAGCCGCTCCCGCGCCGCGCTGCTCAAGGTGTTAACCTCGTCGGCGATCTCGAAGATGCGGTCGATCGTGCCGCCGCTCCCCGGATCGTCCATCAGGGCCTGCCACTGGCCGCCCTCATCACAGGCCGGCTTGCCGTCTGCCGTCACCAGGCAGTAGAACGCAACGAAGGTAATGAAGGCCGCGCCGCTGGTGGCCTTCTCGCGGGCCGTTGCGGCGTCGAAGGCGACCCGTTCGGCGGGCGAGAGCCGGCGGACGAAAAGCTGGCCGTCGAGCTCCGGCCACTCGGGCGTGGGCACGGGGACCGGGCCTTTATTGGGCCGGCCGAGGATTTGTTCGAGGATGCTCATTTCAGGAATCTCCGGCAGAAAAATGGTGGTGTGGGTTAGCGGCGCGGCGGGACTTCCTCGATCGTGGTTTCGGTCGAGATGTTCCCCGGCAGGGTCTCTTGGCCCTGGACCTGGATCGCGGGGGCGCAAGGCCGGGCTGGATCGCGGCGGTCCGGATCGAGGCGGTCGACGTTGGTGGCGCTGGCGACGTTGACCACGGTGGACGGCCGCAGTGCCTGGCTCTGGGCCGTCAGTTGCAGCGGGCCGGTGGAACCGGAGACATATTGGAGTACTCCGGCGGTGATCAGGGCCGCGATGACCGCGGCCGGATTGGCGGCGATCGCCGCGGCCAGCGGGTCCCATGCCTGCTGGCCGATCTCGCCGGTCAACGTCGGCTCGGCCGAATCACAGTAGCTGATCGTGTAGGGCTGCGTGAGGTCGATTGCCGCCGGGGCGTTGGCGACGTAGAAGACGCTCGATTCCAGTTGGCTCAGCGCGATGCAGCAATTTGCAGCCGTGGCCGTGCCGTCGCTCAGTTCCACGAAGCCCGTGCCGTTGAAGACCTGGAGCTGCGCGTTGAACCACACGCCGTAGAGCGTGTGAACTACCGCCCGCGCGGTCGAATCGTATTGCATTTCACGGGACATGGTTTGCCTTTACGAAGTCGGGTAGCAGGCCGCTACTTCCTTGTTGGTGATGGTGCCGCCGCTGACCAGCGAGGAAGCCGTCGCAAAGCTCACGCCCATCATGCAGAGTGTGGTGATCGTGGAATGCAACCCCAGCGTGATAACGGCGGAATAGTAGGTCGCAAATGGATTGGCGATTACGTTATTCAGCACCAGCGAACCGATCTGCGTGTAACTCGAATAATCCTCCAGGTTGGGGAGACCGGATTGCGTCAGGTCGAGATTCGACAGCAGCACGGTCGTAGCGTAGGTGTTCACGTCACCATAGAAAGCGATTGGCGGCTTTCCGCCAGCCGCTATCTGCACATCGTCCACGATGACCGTGCCGATATTGCCCCCACTGCCAAACTGCGGCTGAAGATCGTTCTGGGCACCGAGTTCATTGAAATTCAAAGCGAAGGAATTGTCGTTTGATTGCAACAATCCGCCGCGCACGAGTACGGTCTCGCACGGCCCCCAAATATGAATCCGGTCGTCGTTTTGACCGGGAGACCAATTCTCATACGTCAAGAGATTGTCCAACGCGGTGAAGACTTCGACGTTGCCGATGTTGATGCAGAACGTGGGCGAGTCGATGATCGTGCATTGGTCGAACGCGAGGTGGTTAATGCCCGTCAGGAGCATTGCCACAGACCAGCGGTTTGCCGTCGAGCAGTTATTTACGTTTGCGTAGGTCTGCCCCTGGCAATTCAGGTTGAACCGCCGGAATACGATGTTGTCGTCGAGGATGTGCTCCGTCACCACCGCGCCGGCAGACCATGTTTGCTGAGTCGTGCCGAGTTGCGCCCGCGTTACGGTGAGCGTGGCGTTGTCGCCTGCCACGGCGGTGCATAGCACGGTCTCCGTCGGGCCCGTGCCGCTCTGGCTAATGTCCAGCAACAGGCCACCGCTGGGAACCGTGGTCAAGAATTCCGCTTGCAGCGCGCCGAGTACAATCGTGCTGCCGTTGTCCACGGACACCTGGATCGGCAGGGCCACCGTGTTGGAACTATTGTCCAGCGTGGTGCTGCCGAGTTGGGCATACATCTGTTCGCTGGCGACGTAGACGGTAAACGGATTGTTGTAAGGGGCCGCTGCATTCACGAACGGCAGCCACGAATTGACCTGCATGGTTGCCTGGCCGGTCGAGGTAATCGCGGCGGCAAGCGTCGTGACTCCATAGGGTGCCCCGATGAAAAAGACGTTGGCCCCGTTGCTGTGCATCGCTGGCGTCGTGCTGTTGGCCCCGCGCGTTACCGAGGCCACGGCGAACAGTCCGTTGACGATCGAGTTGACGGTCATCTGTTCGGAATCGACGAGGATCGTAAACGGTGTTTTTGGCGGAGTGGAAGGGGCGTTGCCGAGGCAAATGGCGGTGGTGCCGGTTGATGCCAGAGTCCAGTAAAGCGTCGCGCCGTTGCTATGACTAGCGGCCGTCGTGCTGTTTTGCGCCCGCGTGATGGTCCACGTCTTGTTGCCGCTCCCGCCCATCCCGGTAACGGAAACGATTTCGCTGCCGATCTGAACGTCGAAAGGAAGTTGAGAGGCAGACGGAAAATTCGATACGCTCGCCACGTTCATCGACGTTGCCGAACTGGAAATCCCGCCCGAGTTCGTAATCGTTGTCTTGGGGCCGTTGTAGGAATTGTTGGCCCCGAAGAGTGCCGGGCCATAGATCGTGACGGTTTCCCCCGCAGAGTGCGTTGCCGCGCTCGAACTTCCCTGCCCGCGCTGAATGGGCCACACGTTACCCGTGACAGGCATCGCCCGTCGCGGGTGCTGGTTCATCCAGCACGTATCATCGACGCCGCCCATAAATACCTGGGTGCTGCTGGTGTGGGCCGATGAACCGCTGCGGGCCGTTACCGAGAGCGTCGTACCGCTGGGCGGCCCCTGGATCGTGAATGTCTCCGAGTCGATGGTCAAAATGAACGAAACCGCGTAGTTTGGCAGCAGCGCGACCGAGGCCACGGTGATGTTGAACGGGGCCGCCCCCGTGCCGATGCTCCCGGTCAGCGTCGTCACGGCCACCGGGGTCGCCGCCGCGCCGAAATAGATGTACTGGCCGCTGGGCAGGCACTCCCATGTCACATTCGAGGGCGCAGTCATCATGCCGCTGCGGATCGCGTGCGGCATATCCGCGATGATCGTGCCCCCGCCGGCAGCCGAGAGCGCGATGGCCACGGCCTTGATCAAGTTCCCGTCGTCGGTCACGCCGTCGCCGTGGATGCCCGCGATGGTCGAGGTGTAGACCACGGCCGGGCTTTTCAGATAATCCGATGCGGCGGCCTGAAAATCCGTGGCCGCGTGCGCGGCTGCCGTGCCAAGCATAGGCTTGTTCTTGATGTAATCCGCCGCCGAAGTGGTGGCCTCGTTCCAATCGGACTGGACCTGCGCCGCCGGAATCGTCGGCTTGTTGCTCAGGTCGTCGTAGCTGCCGCTGGTCGCAACGGTCGCCAGCCCGCTGACCTGCGCCGCCGACAGACTCAGCGGGTCGCTGCCCGCCGCCGCGTGGCTCGATGCGTGCGCCGTGGGCGTGCGGGCGTTGGTCAGGCGGCTGTCCGTACTCGCCACGATGCCGCCATGGGCCGTCGTGGTCAATCCGGTGTGCGTCGTGAGATTGCCTTGGACCGTGCTTGCCGCGCCGGTGGCGAAGGACTCTGCCGCTGCCTGGGCCGCCGAGGCCTGCGAAGCCGCGTAGCTTTCCGCGTTTGACTGCGCAGTTGACGCCTGCGAAGCTGCGTAGGACTCGGCGTTTGACTGTGCGGTGCCTGCCGCGCTGCTGGCAAACGCCTCCGCGTTGCTCTGCGCCGTTGTCGCCGCCCCCAGGGCATCGTAAGCCGCGGCCGCTTCCGTAGGCGTCACGTAGTCCACACCCGCCGTGGCTGCCGCGATGAGCGAACCCGTACCCTTGAGCAGCCCCGCCAACGTGGTCGGGGTCGCCGCCGTGATGTTCGCGACGGGGAATGGCTGGCCTGGCGTGGTCATGACAAAAATCCAAAATCCAAATGACGAATGACAAAGGGAGGAAGGACGCTGGGCTATTCGCGATTCGTCATTCACTCCCTTGGTCCACGGTTTACGAATTTCCGGCGCCCGTCCGCCGCCACCTGAAGCTGTGCTCGGTGGTGGCCTGGCCGTCGATCTGGCCGCCGGGATGCGTGCTGACGCACTCGGCCGTGTAGCCCGCGGGAGTGGTCCCCAGCGTGCCGCCGTCGTTCCAGGCGTTGACGGTCACACCCACGGCCTTGGCCGCGCACTGCGGCGGTCCGAGGGTCGTGACCGTGACGGTCTCTTCGGTGATCCCCGGCAGGCTCACCGTGGCCGCCGGGGCGCTGGCCTCGGCCCCCGTGCTGTCGATGGCCTGGCTCGTGCCGGAGTACTGGCAGGCGACGATGCCCGTGAAGGCGTTCCCGGCGAAGCTGAAGGCGTGTCCGTTGAAGCCCACATCGGCGGCCACCCAACCCTGCGCGATGGGGGTCAGGCTCAGGTCGGCGGGCACCAGCGTGCCGTTACCCTCGATCCGCCCGTCCTTCCGTCCGCTGACGGAGACTTGCGTGGCGAAGGCCAGGGCCGGGTCGCCTGGCTGGTTGAGGTTGGTGTACGTCGCGCCGCTGCCGGTGGCGCCGATCTGGAAGGCCAGCGAGACGGGAACGCCCGGGGGCGGGAAGTGGCTGCCCAGGAATCCGCACGTGGCCTGGCACTTGTGTTTGCCGGTGCCGCTGGTCTTCGTGGTGTCCGCGGCGCCGGTAGTGTCGAACGTGGGCGGATCGTCGGGGGCGTGCAGTTCGGTGAGGGGTGTGACGGCTGCGCCGCCGAGGGTGGCCGCCGAGCCGTTCCAGGTGATGTTGGCCATGTTCACTCTCCGGGTAGAAGTGCTTTGAGGTTCGTGTTGATGATTTCCGTGGCCTTGTCTGCCGCCGTGGGTCCTTGCGCCCGGGCCGGGGCCATGAAGTCCCGCGCGGGGACGGCCTTGGTGCGGGCAAAGAATTCGCCGGCAATGAGCAGGGCCTTCTTGCGGATCGGCTTGACGGCCTTGTGACCGTGGGTCAGGTAATAGGCGTACTCGGTCGGGTTTTGCTTGCGCCCGCCGGTCATCGCCAGCGTAGCTTTCTTCGAGAGCCGCTTGAGCCAGCCGCCGCGCTTGGCCGCCTGTTGTACGGTAAAGTTGCCTTCGACGACTCCCCTCGCGAATCCCCGCCGCGGTCCGCTAGCGACCCAGCCGCAAAATGAGGAGCCGCCCCGCAGCATCTTGGCTTTGGTGCTGCCGATCGACTGCTTTAGGACGCCCGCGGCCGTGGGCGCGTCGCCCTTCTCAATGGAGGCGAGATAGTCGCTGGCCGCTTGCAAGCCGGGCAGGATGGCCTTCTTGCCAATGTCGCGCGCCAGATCGTCCAGGGCGCGTGTGACGGCCGGGATTTTGTTCTGCTTGTTGACCCAGGCCTGGACCTTCATGTCCGATTTGACCCAGGCGTCGAACTCCGCGGGCGACAAGTGTCGCTGTTGGTGCTCGATGTAGTTTTTCATCTTGCTGGCCATCAGCTCACCGTCACATCGCAAAAGAAGTCGATCAAGACCGGAACATGGAACTCGGATTTCTCGTAGAGGTGATCGTTGTAGTGATCGCCCTTCACGGCGACGGGATCGGAGGCACACCACAGCGTGGCAAACTTCCGCGGCCCCATTAGCCAGGTCGTGAACGCGTCAACGAGCTGGTCGTAAGCGTCGATGTTCGGATCGGTGACCACGCCGTTAGCCGTGGTGACCATGCAATCGAACAAAACGCCGATCGTGACCGTGATTCGCACCCCGCCCGAGCCGGTCCGCTCGTACTTCTCCTCCACGGGCGCGAAGACGAGCTGCATTTGGTTCGTCGCCCCGCCGGCGGGCGCCATGTCCTCCAGGTCGCTCAAGTACATGCGGTCGAATTCGGCCGACAGCGGGACGCCCCAGGACGGCGCTCCCTCGGCCGCCATTTGCGCAATGCAATCCGTGGCGATCTGCTTGGCGTAGCTTGCTGGCGTCGTCATGCCTTCACCCATTTCATGCGGAGGAAATAGTTGCTGCCCGTGGCGTCGAGGCTCCACGGCCTGACGCCCTTCTTGGCGAGTAGCGCGTAGGTCCGCGCGACGCCATCGGCGAGGATGACCGTCAGGCGGTCGCTTTGCTGCGGCGTGCCGAGTCCCAAGAAGCCGAAGTCGGAAGCGCCGGCGATAAACACCAACTCCGTGAACTCTTCGATCACCGTCCCGCGGTCGTCCTCCGCTTCCCAGTCGGGCGACGTGGGAATCACGCGCAGCCGTTGGACCTGGCCCGCGCGCACGTAGCTCCCCTCGACGCCCTGGCTGCGCTCGAGGGCGGGCATGAGTTTTTGCGCGATGTTGCGGGAGAGCGAACCGTTCATTGGCTCAGGGAACTGCGGATGTGGATGTTGGTGGCGGTGCCGGAACTGGAAATGCCCTGGGCCGTGGTGCCGGCGGTGACCGAGAGCGAGGCCCAATTGCTGGCCGAGGGTTGGCCCACGGTCCCGGCGCTCAGGTCCCACTCGTAAGGGATGCCCTGCTGCACCGAGAGCGTCGCGCCGGGCGAGCCGGTCCCCGACGAGTTGGCATAGAACTTGGCCGTGACGTCCAACTGGTCCGAGAGCAGGTAGAACATCTGCAGGTTGCTGATCTGCACGTTGCCGATGCCGTCAGTAAAGAGCGAGGGCGTGCCGGTCGTGACCGTGTATTCCGCGTAGGGGGCCTGGCTTCCCGAGATCGTGTACGGGCTGGAGGCGAAGGGCAAACCGTTCTGTTGGCAGGTCTTGTTGACTGTGGTCACGACGGCGTCGGCCGCCCAGACGAGCGAGGCCGCACAGAGCAAGAGGCAGGCGATGGCGAGAATCTTTTTCATGGTCGTTCTTGGAAAAAGGAAATGGGGGAAAGGTGCGCAATTGCGGACAAAGGCCGGGGGCGGCGGGCGGCCGGATGTCCTCCGAGTTTCGCCCGCGCGCCCCATCGGCCTCTCCCGTTGGGGCGTAATCACTGCGCGTAACAGGCGTTGACGGTCACCGTGCCCGATGACGGCGGCATGACCCAGACCTGGTTGACGTTCGTGACGGGGAAAGTCGTGGTCGTCAGTCCGGAGGGCAGCGGGAAGGTCGCCGTGGCGGACGTGCTGCCGATCAGGGCCCCGGTAGCCGAGGCGGTCAGGAGCATGTTGTTGCACGGGATCGAAGTCGCGGCCGTGCCCGAGAGGCACAGGGCGTTGGTGCCCGTCGCAACGAGCTGCGTGCTGCCGAACACGGGCATGCCGCTGGCGACGTTGCCGTAAGCCGGCTTGGGCTGGACGGAGTTGATGCCGATCAGGGCGGCAACCAACAGGCACAGGGAAAGGGCGATGCAAGCGCCCGCGACGATTTTCTTGGTCTTCATGGATTCGGTTCTTTCGTGGAAAGGAAAATGGGGGAAAGGAAAATGCGGGGGGAGGTCTCACGCCAAGGCGCTAAGCTCGCAAAGGGTGGAAGCTTCGCGTAGACCCGGCGTACCGGGTGCCCCTCGCCTTGGCGTGAGAAATGGTTGACTCAGGTGCCGATCAGCTCGACTTCGACGCTGGTGTCGGTGGCCGCGTAAGCGCCCGGCAGACCGTCTGCGGAGGTTCCGCCGGTGACCGTGGCCACGGCGTTGTACTCGGTCAGGCCGGTGAGGCTCGTGCCCTGTCCGGACGGCGGGAAGGCCCCCGCCAGGTTCGTGAGCGAAAGCGTGCTGCCGCCGCTGGGGTTGACCGCGCTGCCGATCTGCGGATTGCTGATGGCATAGCCGACCTTGATGTTGGTGCCCACGGTGGCCGTGAAGCAGTTGTTCACGGCGTCCCAGTAGACGTTGGCGCGATCGGCAAAGACCGAGTTGTCCTTCGGGCCGATCACGGTGGGCCGGTGCGGTCCCATCGGCTCCATGACGCCGATCTGCGGGCCCGGCGAGCCGGCATCCAGATCCTGCAGAGTGCGGTAGAGGTGGCCGCCGATGTCGATGATCGTGCCGGCGGGCAGCTTGTTGAAGACGTTCAGGCCGGGCAACATCGTAACGAGCTGCGCCTGGGTGAAGGGCACATAGTACGAGAAGCCTTCGCCCTTGCCGCGCGACGTTCGCACGCCTGGCGATTGGTATTCGGGGAAACTCATGTTTCGGATCTCCTGCAAAAGTGAATTGGTTCGTTGCGTTCAAAGGGAAAGGGAGAACGCGCCGGGCGCTCTTGCGCCCGGCGCGTCAGGGTTTCGATCAGACGCCGGTGTTGTAAACGACGCCGCGGGGCTCCACGGCACCCGCGCCGTAGGCGTGGTAGCCGCGGTGGACCAGGCCGAGGCGGGTGAACTCCATCTGGCTGGACTCGATCACGGGGGCTTGGTTGCCGTCGAGGAACAAGAGTTCCCAGACGGGCACTTGGCCCTTGTCGCCCAGGTGATACCAGGCGGTATCGCTGCCCGTGGTGCCGGCCGGGTTGTTGTTCGTGCCGATATACGGCGAGACGACGATCTTGTACGCGTTTTCGAAGGGGTTGCGCGTCATGTAGGTCTGACTCGCGGCGCTGTCACCCTGGCCCGTGGCGATCTGCCGCAGCTCGGTGGCCTTCATGGCGTTCTCGGCCGCGGTTTCGAGCGCCGGCGGCACGAAGATCAACTGCGGGGCGTAGCCCATCAGCTTTCCGTCCGGGCCGACCTGCTGGCGGAAGGCCTGGCGGGACTGGCTCAGGGCACCGATCGGGTTCGACGCGCCCAGGGCGATCGAGGAACCGGCCCCCGTGAACTTGTTCACGTTGATGGTCTGCCCCTTGCCGTCCTTGCCGCTGGCCGCGTAGTACATGGCGTTGCCGAAGAAATCCTTCCCCGACAGGACCATCGTGTAGAACACGTCGAGCAAGCCGAGGGCGGCACCGCGGCCCAGGGCCTGGGGCACGAAGCTCAGGGCCCCGAGGTCATCGTTGCGGATGTCCTCGAAGCTGGTCGTGAGCATCTTGGCGTACAGCTCAGCGCGGTTGCTGTAGGCCGTCTCGCCGAGGATGCCGTGCTTGATCTCGCCGTGCGGGCCCAGCTTTTCGAAGGTCGTCGCGCCGAAGATCCGGAAGGCCGGCGTGGGCTTGAAGTCGGTCACGCTGCGGGTGAACGAAACCATCCGCCACGACGGGTCGATGCCCCAGAAGCCCTGGTAAAGGAACTTCTGCGCGAGGTTCGACATGATGCCCGGCAGGCTGATCGTGCTGTCCGCGGCCTTGGCGTACCGCGGCGCGCCGTGATAGGAGCGGTCGAGGCACTCGTGAATGGTGGCGTTTGCGCCCGGGCCGGCCTCGATGTAGCGGCCGGTGAAGCCGTGCGCGGTTGCCGTGCGGACGATGAGCCCCTTCAAGGTGATGCCGCGACGGAGATCGTCATTCTTGTCGAGGGCTTCGAGCACTTGCGGCGAGTACTGCTTATCAAAATCCTTCAGGCAACCCGTGGCGCGGGCAAAGCTGGCCTCCAGGAGGGCGTTGCTCACGGCGGCGCTTTCCGTGCCGCCGCTGGTGACCGTGTTGGTCGGCATGCCCAGCCGGAGCATTTCCAGCTCGATCTTGTCGGCCGTCCAACTCTCGGCGATCGCTTTGTCCCGCATCTCGGTGGCTTGCGCCCGGACGGTGCGGTGTTGCTCCTGGTCGAGTTTCCAGGTGTTGTGGACGCGCTTGCAGAGGTCGTAAGCCTTCGCCACGCGCTCGTTGGCCTGGGCGGCGGCCTGGGCGGCGGCCTGGGCGGCGCGGGGGCCGACTTGGGCCAGGGCGGCGTCGATGGCGGCGTTGAGGTCCGCGCCCTTGCTGGTGACCGTCTGGTGTTTCTGCCATGCGGCCTGCATCTTGCGTTGGGTGGCTTCCGCAAGTGCCGGCGCGTCGAGGTCAAAGGTTTCCTTGACCCACTGAACGAATTCGGGTTCCATTTTCTGTGGACTCCTGGGGGTGGAATGAAAAACAGGGGTTTTCGCGTGCGCGGCAATCGACACTCGCGAGGTGTGGTCGGCTCCGTTGCCGAGCACTGAAGCTTCTTTGAGTCGGGAGTGGGGCCAGTACTCCAGCGGGCCGGTGAATTGCCGGCCGTTGGCCTGAAGGGTTTGACCGGGCGGGATGAAAACGATGTCGCCGATGACTTCGGCCCCCAGCGAACCCCGCCAGGTGTAGCCATTGGCGGCGTCGGCAACGACCCGCTTGGCCTGTGCGCCCGTGCCCGTGACCGTGCCGTCGACGATCGACAGCACGCCGTGCGCGACGACCGCGCGGCCTTCGCCCACGGGCTCTTTGTCATCGTGCGCGTAGAGGATCGACGTGGGCGGGTCCAGCTCGATGCCGGAGATCTCGATTACGAGGGGGAACGGGTGGCCGTCGAGATTCAAGTCGCCGCCGCTGTACAGCGGGTCGATGGTGATCCGCGGCAACTTCCCGGCTGCGCGGACGATGCGGGCCGTGCCTTCGTAGATCGTGACTTCCCGCGGGGCGTGTGCCGTCACTTGCGGATAGTTCGTTTCCTTGCTGGGCACGAAGTCGGCAACCATCAGGCCCTTGGCCGTACACCAGGCCTGCGCTTCCATCTGCGTGAACTTGGTCTGGTCGAAGTGATAGGCCATCGCTTCGCGCTGGCCGGGATCTTCCCGCAACTCGGCGGTAACACAGCGGATGCCTTCCGCGACGGCCTCGCTCTTGAAGCTGGCGTGCAGGAACTTCTCCGGCGTCTTGGTGATCCAGGCCGCGTGTTCCGCCGAAGTCGGCAAATAGGCATCGGTGGCGGCTGCCACGGGGACGGCCTCGGCCGTTGCCAGTCGTTTGGCCGCCAGGCGGCGGCGGGATTGCTTGCTCATTGGGCTAGATCCTCCAAGAGTGCCGCGGACGGTGTCGCTGTTTCCGGCAAACCGACCGCGATGCCGTAGTGATCGAAGAGCAGTCCGTTGACCGCTTCGTCGTGCCAGGCCGGGAGCCAGCGCTTCTCAGAGACGAAGCGGCGGCCCGGTTCCTCCACGACCATTTCGGGATCCTCGTCTGCCTTGGGCACGTCGCCGCCGGGCAGGCGCTCCATGTTTTCCTCTGACGAATCCTGAAAAATCAGGAAGCGGGTGTCGCCGATCGTCTGCACGGCCAGACAGACCATCCAGTGCCCGTAGTCCCACTCCGCGGCCTCGTCGCGCGGGTCGCTGTTCTGCGCGACGTAGTCCTGGCAGCACACAATGACGGGCCGTCCCTCGCGGGTCTCGTAAGCCAGGTCATCGACGCTCATGTTCTGCCGGGCGTTGACTTCCAGGCCGAGGGCCGAAAGGTAGGAGACGATGGCATCGGGGCTGGTCGATTTGGCGGCCGTGGTGCCGAGGGCCTCGCTCCACTCGTCGAGCGTTTCGGGGCCGACTCCAAAGAACCGGCCCACGGCCATGCTGGCAGCCGCGCCGCAACGGTAATCGGTGTCTTGGCGGATATCGGGCACGCCGGAAATGAGCGATGCCGCGGCTTTGGCCTTGCGGCGGCCGTTGTGCCCGTTCAGGCGGCTGGCCAGGCCGGGAAACAGCTTGGCAAGATCGGGACCGAGCGCCGCGCGGGCGGCGGCCTTCGCCGATTCGTTGGCTGCCTGCTCTACGGCCTTGGGATCGGCGGCCGCGGCTGCGGCGGGATCGGCATTGGCGTCGGGATCGGAAGTATCGGCGGCAGAATTAGCATCGTTCTCTTTCGGTTTGGCGGGTGGCGTTGCCGTGCCACCCTTGGCGATCGTGAGATTGCCGCGGGTCCACTCCAGGTATTGCTCCACGGCCGTCTTGCCGGGCTGGTCTTTGAACCCCAGGTTCTTGGCGTTGAGAACTTGCTGCCGGCTCCAGTCTAGGCCGCGGTCGGCGTAGATGTCTTGGATTCCCCGCAAACCGGTCTGCACGGCCTCGGCGTCGGCTCCCTGCTGGACCTCCGGGTCGCTGTAGCGCTCGCGTTGCCACATGAAAATCCGCTTGGGGATGGTGCCGCCGTCGATGTCGCTCCAGCGCTTGCCTTCGGTCTTGTAGACCTGCCGCGCCTCGGCATACCACGCGCGAAACAGCGGATTTTCCAGCCGCCAGGTGTTGTTCCGCTGGTCGATGCCGATCGATTCCCAGAGGGTGGTGATATCCAGCCGGCCGCTGGCCATGTTGTAGTTCGACGAATCGCACAGCGCGACGTTGCGGGGGATCGACTTCGGCCGCATGGCCTCGTTCAGGCTCACCTCGCTGAACGATTCGTAGGTCTGGGTCGGCTGCTCGGCCTTGGGCTGGGCAATGTCCCAGCCTTGCGGCAGCGGCCAGGCCGAACCGCGCGGGATCCGCATCGCCATTGGCGGGCCGGCCTCGTCAGGTTCCATGCCGGGCGGGCTGTTGGTCTTGAGGTAAACGCCAATCTTGGCTGCCGTCTCGGCCGCTTCCACGGTGGCCAGCGTGTAGCGGCGGCGGATGCCCAGGAAGCCGATCGAACTGGCAAACTCGGGCACGCCGCGGTGTTGGCCCGGGCGCTCGGGAAAGTAGAGGTGGCAGATGTACTGCGCGGGGATCGTGTCGTACTGGATCACGCCCAGGGGGAAGACGCCGCCGGGGTGATAACGCAAAATGTCGAAGTAAGTCTCGTTGCCCCAGTCATCGAACCACACCCCGTCGACGCGGCCTGGCGTGTACGGCGGCAACCAGTAGGTGTAACAGCGATCGCACTCGAAGGGCTGCCAGTCCAACTGGACAGGGAACGGCTTGTCGATGTCTTCCGGGTGTCGCAGGTTCGGGTTCCGGCCGATCCGCGCGAAGGATTCGCCGTCCTGCGTCCGGGCGTAAAGCATCGTCCAGAACTTGCCGACGTGGTTCGTGGCCTCGCGCCACAGGCCATAGTTCTCTTCCACGTCGCGGGCATAGTCCTGGTTGTCGTGGTCGACGTGCAGCGTGCTGCCACGCCCCAGCTCGTAATTTACGAGGGTCTTGATGTTGCCCTTCAAGCTCGGGTTGTTGTCGGTTTCGAGCCGGCTGCGGTTGCGGGCGAGTTGCCGCGTCTGCGGATCGTTGCACTTGTCGGCGTCCCAGGAATCGGCGTCCCGCCATTGCTCGCGGTTCTCGCGGTTCGTGTCGGCGATGTCGTAGTGGGTGGCCTTCGCCACCCGCTCGCGGGTACCCGGCGGTTCGTCCGGAGCGAAGGGCCTGCCGTAGCGATCGAGAATCGAGGTCATCGCGGTCCCTCGCTCATGATTGTGAAGAGGGGCGCGCCGATCTGACCGCGGCGGCGGGCACGCATGACGGCCTCCCGATCGGCGGCCAGGATCTGGTCGGGGATGGGATGGCTCTTGACGCTGCCGGCGGCCGATTGCACGCTCTCGGCGCTGGCGGCGTTTTCGCGAAGGGCCTTTTCCAGGTCCGGCTCCCTGCCCCCCGCTCCCTGCTCGCTCGTTTGCGATGCGGCCTGGGCCGTGGCAGTGAAGGTGTACGTCTGGCCGTTGTAGGTCACGACGATCGTGGCCGTGTAGCTGTGCTCAGGCAGGGCCGAGGTGAAGGCGTAGGAGTACTGCCCCGTGCTGGGGTTCGCCATCGCGGTCCCTGCGGCGAGGACCTGCAGGCCGGCGGTGTCGTCGTAGATCCCGATCGTGGCGCTTGTGGCCTCGGTCGGGGTGCCGTTCACCGTCCACGATTTCTTGAAGGTCAGAGCCACGAAAAAGCCCATGCGGGGGTATGCGGCCCCCGCATGGGCTCGAAACCGATTGCCGCCTGGCCGGGCGGCTCGTCAATAGGTAATCTATGCCAGGTTCCCGCGGTGTCACGGCCCGAGGCGCGGAATTGCTAGATCTAGCAATTCGTGACCGGCCGGCGGGAAAGATTCAAGTTAAGAAAATGGGGGCGTCACCCGCAGATTCGAGCGCTGGAATAGTTATGGGCGTCCGAATCGACCTCCACGAGGTTGACAGGCAGCCGCAGTTTCTCGGTTGCGTCCCGCATTATCGCGTCGAAGATTTCGCGCTCCTCTGCGCTGAGGGGCGGTGGCAGGAAGGACATATCCTCGGGGTCGATCTTGCCGACGACCGCGCCGGTTTCGTCGATGATTTCAACCGTGTCGCCTTGCCGGAACGTGGCATCGTTCTCATACTTTCGGAGGACGTGAGGGGCTAACATGTTTTCGTTTTCCCCTTTCGTGTGATTCGTGTTTTTCGTGGTTTGCTGCTCTTCTTTTTTGGCGCGAAGCAGGCTTCCCAGTTCGCTTCCCACTTCTGGCGGCTGATGTCCATCGGCCGCGGTCGGTCTCCTTTGCCGTTCATCTCTGCTGTCCTTTCTGTTAGTCCTGTGTGACCGTCACGTCGCCATCGACGTCGGCCGCCGCCAGGCGTTTTTCGGGCGGTTGAATTCGTTCCTCGATATGGCCGCATTGCTGGCAGTGGCGTTCCCGCCAGACGCTGCCGTCCGCCAGCTTGAGCGATCGCACGCAGGCGAACACGTCTTGCCCGCAGTTCGGGCAGGTGCGGTTCGTGCGCTTGGCTGAGGTGCCGTCAACGCCCAGGTTGTAATCCTCCCACTTAAAGCTTGGCATATTGACTCCAATCGGCTTTGCGTTTTGAGGGCTTGGTTGTGCGGCCGGCCCCGGTCAGTTCGGATCCGAGCATCGACGCCCCCACGAAACACCCGACCACGGCGTCGAGGGTCTCGTTTTCGCGGTTGGGCTTCAGCGTCCACTCGACGACCCTGCGTTCCTCGCCCTTCGTTTCGTTGGTCACACGGTGGCCGAGTTCGGCCGTCAAGTGGTCCGCGAACATGCTGTGGTCTGCCCGCGGGGTGCCGTAGACCGAAAAGCAGCCGCTGACCCCCAGGGGCACGGCAAGCTGTTCATGGAGGGTCGTTTTCCAGTAATTCGTGTCGATCGTGACCGTGCGGTGTTTGCCGGCGTCGGGCTGGGCGGCCCGCCAGTGGCAGCCGGTCAGATCGCCGGCCTTCTTGGCGATCTCGGCCATCGGTTTCTGCTTGGCTCCGTAGCCCACGCCCATGCTGGGCATGACGATGGGCGTCTTTTCGGCCTTTTGCTTCAGCCGCTCGATCGCTCCGGAGACGACGTCCTTCTCATAGCGGGTATCGATCAGCAGGCGCTTGATGGCGTAGACCTGGTTTTGGTCGTCCTTCCAGGTCAAGCCAAGCAACCAGGGGACAGATTCGTCCAGGCCGGCGGCGAGAAGGGTCTTGATGGGGCTGCCGGCGAGGGCCTTTTCCTGCTTGGCCAGGTAGGCGGCGAGGGTCGGGTTCGCGTCGGCTTTGGTGTGGTAGCGCTTGTTTTGCTCCGGCCACGCGCCGTACTCGAGGCAGGCCCCAGTAAAGTCCTTTTGCCACGCGCAGACCGCGTAGTACAGGTAAGCGTCGTTGACGTCAAGGAAGCAGGTCAGCCATTCGGTCTCTTGAGGCACCATGCCCCGCTTCAGGCCGTTCACCTTGCGGGCGATTTCGTCGCGCGGCAACATCAGGCCGGCGCTGAGTTGGCTGCTGAGGGGATCGTTCTGGTATTCCGCGGCGAAGGCCTCCGGGTCGCGGAACTTCAGCTCCATCGCGTACTGCAGGGCGCTGACGTACCCTTCCGGGATCCGTTCCGGCCAGGCCATCACGGCACCACGGTCCATTTCCTCGCGGCGCTCCACGTAGAAGCGGGCGGCGGCGTTTTCATCGCCGTCGGTACGCATGGCGTCGTGCAGGATGGCCCGGTATTCGTCCCAGAGTTCCTCTTTCTCCGGCATGGTGATGACCATGCGGGTCGTTTCGCCCCTCCACTCCGGCATCCGATCGCGATCGAGGAACTGGCAGGCCAGGTCGTTCTCGCAGATCTTGGTGACCGCTTGGATGGCTGCGATCTTGCGATCGTGACCGGCCAGGCCCAGGGCATCGCCCTGGACGGTCTGCACTCGCTTCTTTGTGCTGACCGGGCTGTTGGCGCTTTCCCGCGTCTGAATGTCGTCGAGCAAGAGGATGTCAGGGCGGATCGTCTCGATCAGCACGGTGGGCTCGGGATCGCCCGGCACCAGGATCGGCGCTGTGTCCGTTTGGCCCTTCATCGCGCCGGTGATGCTCTTGACGAGCATGACGCTGCCCGCGTTACCCCGCTCGATCGACCATTTGAAGGCGGCGACCTTTAGTTCGCTGTTGGACCACTGGATGCCCGTGGCCTCGCCGTTGAAGACTTGGCCTGCGCACTTGCGGCCGTGGCCTTCCAGGGCTTGGAAGGGGGAGCATAGCTCAGGGAAGTCGGCGGCCAATAGTTCCTTCTTGGTCAACTCGCTCCGGATGTGTTTCGTCATCAGCTTTCCCGCCAGTTCCTCGGTTGCCCCGACGATGACGGCGTAGCGGCGATGTCCGTAGGCGATCGCCCAGAGCACCGCGCGGGCTAAGACGCTTGTCTTTCCTCCCCCGCGGAAAAAACTGCAACAGTGCAGGCCGCCGTTGAGGATGGCCTTTTGCGTCAGTTCGATCAGCTTCAGGTGGGTCGGGCTGAAGGGATGGCGAAACGTGCCGGGAAAGTAGGTTTCGAGGAAAAGCCGCAGGTCCAGACGGCAGGCTTCGCGTCGCTCGGGATCGGCCGGTCCCCACTTGAACTTTGTAGCGATGTCGCGTTCGTCGCGGCTCTTGGCCTGGTGATAAGCGTTCTGGGCGGCGCTGGTCTTCTTTTTCTTTTTGGCTCCCTCTCGAGCGCGGTCATCGTCGGCTCCGGAGGTAGCTGTGAAGATGCCCATTAGTGCGCGATGTCTTGGAGTTGTCGGAGTGCTCGCAGGGCCGTGGGGAAGTCGCTGATCTCCAGGGCCTTGCGGTAAATGTCTCTGGTCGCTTCAAAGGAGAAAGCCCGGAGGGTGTCCGGGTCGATCGCCGTGGCTTCCCTGAGCAGCCGTATTCCTGCCAACAGCAGTTCGGCCTGGTCATCCGTGGGAAACGTGGTCGCTATGGCCTCTGCAACGTCGAACTCGCTCGCTCCGCTGACGATCCACTTCAGCACCTGGTTGGCCTTCCCTGCCGGCGTTGTCGGCGGCTGGATGACCAAGTCTGTTTTCGGCGGTTGGCCTTCCGGGGATGGCTGCTGCGGTTCGTCCGGTGGCTCCTGCGCCGGCTGCCGGTAGTCAGGCTTAACTCCCGCCAGGCGCTCTGCCTCCCGGAGACGCTTCCGCATCTCCTTCAGCTTCTCGGCGACTTCCGGTGCAACAGGCATTTACGTTATTTCGGGGGGGGGGGGGCAAGGGAGGTAAGCTTGGGTGTCATCCCCGCGTCTTTTGCTCGCTGCAAAATCACGGCGGTGTAATTCGGGCTGATCTCGCAACCAAAGGCGACGCGCCCCAGGGACTCGGCTGCCATGATGGTTGTGCCGGTCCCCAAGAACGGATCGTAGACGTCATCTCCCTTGCCGCCGTGGTTCCGTATCGGCCGGGCCATGCACTCCAGCGGCTTTTGCGTGCTGTGGCCCCCTTCGCATTGCTTGTCGTTCTTGATCTGCCAGACGGTTTGGCAGTCGGCTGGGAAGGCGTAGATCGTCCGCTCGTCAAGCCGGGCTGCGTAGATGGCTGGGTCTTTGGGCTCGAAGGTGTCGATGATCTCGCCCCAGTTGGTCGCTTGCTTTCGGCCCCCGCGGTAATCGGCGCTTGCTCCGCGGCGGACAGCGTACCAACAGGGCTCGTGTCCCCAGTGATAGTCGCCTCTGCCGATGGCAAAGCGAGTCTTCCACCAAATGATTTGGGAGCGCCGCACGAACCCCGCGGCCTCCAGGCCCTGGATTACTACGTCGGCGAACAGGCCCGCGTGCCAGACGTAGGCAACCGTGGCCTGGCTCAGGGCGTAGGCTGAAGACCAGCCGGCGCGAGAATCGTTGGTCACCTGACCGCAGGCGCCTGCGCCGAGGTGCCGGTTGCCCATGCCCTTGCTGGTCCGGGCGGCTTCGTTCCGCCAGTTGGGCTGGTACTCGACCCCGTAGGGCGGATCGGTGACCATCAGGAAGGGCCGCACGCCGTTTAGCAGGGCCTCGACCTGGTCTTGCTTGGTCGAGTCGCCGCACATCAGGCGGTGGACCCCTTGGCGTGCGGTTCAGCTTGTTTGCCGAAATTTCCAACATCGCTCAGGAAAAAAATCTCGCGTTTATGAATCAAATAATTTCGCGATTCTGTCCGAAGGCAGCTTCGCGTGGAAAGGGCCGGGTAGTACCTTCGTATGGGGGGGGGTGCCAGGTGAGCGACTAGGGTTCGTTGGACGCGATGTGCGGCGCTGCTGGCGTCTTGCGATCAATGGCGGGCGGTCGGCCGGTCAGCGCGCCGAGGTTCTCGGCCAGGGTGAGAATGTGATCGTCCATGCCGTTCACGCGGGTCTCCATCGAGTCAAGGCGCTGCACGCAATGTGCGACGCCTTCGCCCGTCGTGACTTCGTAGCGAATGACGGCGACCAGAGCGACCAATAGGCCGAGGGCCGATCCGGCGACCGTACCCCAGCCGATCAAGGCGTTTGAGGTGATTTTCACGATTCGTGCTTTCTCGCATGGCCCCAATTTGCGCCAGGATCGAAGTTCGGGCCTCGGGTCGATGTCTAGGACCTACCTTTTTAACGGGATCCGCCGGCGGATCCGCCCGTCTGGAATCCGCCGGCCCCGTCCCTCCCGTAACAGTTGCTTCGCTGCTATGCCGCCTTGACCCACTGCGGCAAGGCATCGGCCCGCGCGGTGAAGCCCTGGTGCCCGGTCGACGTCCAGCAGTCGCGGACGACCGTCCTGCGGTTCCACTGGCAGACCAGGATGCTCTGCAGGTCCTTCTCCGTGATCCAGAACGAACCCGCGGGTTGGTCCGCGTAGTATGGCCCCGTGGTCCAGTCGATTTCCCAGCTCTGGTGAACCAGGTACAAACGCCCGTAGGTCGGCGACGTGCGGCGGCTCGACACCACCATACAGTGCGGCCAGTCGTGTCCCGTGGCCCCGATGATGCCTTCCGCGTTCCTCTGCCCTTCGAACGAGACGTTCGAACAAATGAGCACGGCATAGGCGTTGCCGATCGCGGCCCAGGCCTGCGACACGGTCGTCACGTTCGCGTGCGAGACGCTCTTGTGCTGCGCGGCCATTGCGGCGACGTTGGCGGGCACGCCCTTCGTCGCGAACCGCTCGATCCGCTGGTACCAGGCGGCGATCCGCGCCACGTCCGCGGACGTAGTGCCCGCCCAGTTGCCCTGGCTCAGGGTTTCGGTGTTGTCGCCTTGGCTGTCGAGGTCGACGTCCATCTCGTACCATGTGCCGTAGCGCTCCGAACCCTCGACGATGCCGCTCCCCGAGCAGCCGTCATCGTGCCCGAGCGTGCCGTCGACTTCCAGGCCGAAGGCGTATTGCACCTCGGGCGCTGGCATGGCCTTGAAGACCGGCGCGCCGGCGGTACCGGGCGCACCGGCCATTACGCAGGTGGCCGCATCTTCCAGGGCGATCTGCATCGATCGACCGTGGCCGGTGCAGGCTTCGCTCTGGTTTTGATCGTAGGAATTCAGCCGCTCGGTGCCGTCGGCGCTGGTCAACCATGGCGACAAATGGGCGGCCTTGGCGCAGGCCATCACCATGCGGTAGTTCAGCCGATCGCCGTTGTCGTCCGGGGCCGAGGTCAGCATGTTCAAGGCGAACAGGTGATGGGCGGTGCGGACGGCCAGTTCGCCGCGGTGCTCGGGATTGGGGCGATAACCGAAACGGGCCAGTCGGCCGTTGTGCTTCAAAACGCGGGACATGGAATTTCCTTCTTAGGGTGGGATGGAGGTGGGGCAAAATTCGACAGGCCGTAGTGCATGAAGCTGTGCCACGTTACGTCCGTAAAGTCGGGCTCGGGCTCTTTGACTGGCGGCAACCACAGGGTTTCGGACTGTGCCGGCGGCACAACCAACGAACCGCTGACGGCCAGCTCTTTCGCCTTTTCAAGTTGTGCCGCGAATTCGCTCATGGTCAGGCAGTGGCACGCGCGAACGTGACGGTTCCCTTCTTGGTGACCGGGTTCGTCGCCCGGTAGGCTTTCAGTGCGGGCTCCAGCTCGGCGCTGACGGTGGCGGACTTCTCTTCCCCGCATTTCGGCTCGGGAATGCCGCCCTTGGCCACTTCCTCCAGCCAGGCTTGCCGTTCGGTAGCGCTCATCACGCAAACGGCCGAGTGCAATAGTTCCGCCCAGGGGGTGGAGGAGGATGCGGTGGGCGCTCCGTCCGGCGCGATGCACAGGGTTCCCCCGATGCAGTGCGTCCATTGCTTGCCGTCGATCGTGCCGCTGACCGCCAGGCTGATTTTGTGCAGGGCCGGCTCCAGCATGGCCCGGTTCGCCTTGGATTCCTTTTCGCTCTGCAGCTTGCCGAGCACGGTCATGCCGACTGCGGTGAGTAGCGTGTTAGGCTTGACCTCGGTGGTGTGGGCGGGATCGGTGCGGAGTTTCGTGGTCACTGGTGATGGTCCTTTGTAATCGCGGATGTGGTGCATCCGGCCGCCCCTGCAACGTCTGTTGGGGAAGCCGGCTCGGATAGCGGTCATGGTCAGTTAAGCGACGGCTCTCAGTTCAAGTGCGCGGGATCGATCCTGAAAAACCGGCCTTCGTCCCGCGGTCCGGGCTCGGGTGGGTCGAACGCGTCGTCATCGTCGTCTCCGCGCTCTGCCATCCAACGCGGGGCGTAGCCCAGGGCCACTCCCACGTAGCTCAGTAGCGCCCCCGCGGCGACGAACCCGCCGAGCCACCATCGGATGACCCAGGTGGGAATCACCCAGGGGTAGCCAAGCCCGTAGACGACGCTATATCCAACCGCGATCGCCAGACACAAGCAGCCGACGGCAATCAGGATTAGGCCGAAGTTCGTCATGTTCTTCCCTTTCGTGCGGTTCGTGGTCAGTGTCCCCACCGGGATTTGAACCCGGACGGCTACCCGCTACTGTCGAGGCTAGGCGTCGATGTCGGGTTTGCCACCGTCCCCGGCAAGCCATCCTGCGACTGCATGGCTTCCCGTGGACGGCCCGTCTGCCACCGAGCACTCAACTTGCCCGGACTTGTTTCCGGCATGGGGAACGTGTTTTGTCACTGTCTCCAACGCAGGCGCCGCGTCGGTTGCTCGTTCGTTGGGCATTGGCCGTTGGCGCATGGGGAATTCCCCACGGGCTTGGGCGGCGCTTCCTTGGGTACGGCCTTGGCTTTGGCGACTGCCGGCGCGGGCGGGGTACCCGGTACTCCGGGTCGCGGGCGATTCAGGCTGGCGGCGATCGCGTGGAACACGCGGGCATAGTCGGCCATCTTTTCCTCGCTCAGCTTGCCGGCCGTCTGTTGTGCGTTCAGCCAGCTCTTGACCGTCGAGGTCAGCGGCTCGACGGCCGTCTGTTGCGCGCTGGTCAAGGCAAGCAACTGCACGCCGGTCGTGAGGTAAAGCTGTGTGGGCGTGGTAATCGCGCCCGCGTCCACTTCCTTGGCGATGGTTTCGTATCCGGTCGCTACGGCGCTAACCGTGGCATCATCGACGCCGGCAACGGCCGCGGAGACGCTGGTTGTCAGGGCGGCGATCGGCAGCGTGTCGGCCGGTGCCGGCGGTGTGACGGGCCCGGCGCTTCCGGAGGTGGCCGTGGCGATCGTGCCGTAGAAAATCCCGCCCGTGGTGCCGTTCGATTCGGCCCATATCACGTTGGATCCAGAAACCGTAAAACACTTCCACGGGGCCTGGCTATCGCTGGTAATCGTCAAGGCCGATGCCTGCCCGGTCGAACCGGCCGACACGACCAGGTTGGGCGTCTGGGCATGGATCTTGCCGCAGAAATAGAACAGGGCAAAGCAGGTCAGCGCGGCGAGAACCAGTCTGGTCGCGGCTTTGAAGGTGGACTCTTCTTTCATGGCGTTCCTCGTTTCCGGTTGGAAGGAAAATGGTCGAAAGGAAGATGAGAGGCATGCTTGGAAGCTAAACCGACGGCCGCCTTTGATTGGCGGAAAGGCAATCCACCGGCAACCGGCTGCTCCCACTCTCAAAGCTTTATCTTCCTTTCGACGATGTCCCTTCCCTCGCTTGTTTCAGGGTTTCCAGGTTGGCGGCGGCGACCCGCTTGAGGGCCATGTCGCAGGCGTGTTGCGCGTTGACCAGGCCGGTGTGCATGCGGTCAAGGGCCTTGTCGGGTGGATCGTAAATGCAGGCGTCGAAGAACACGTCGTACAGTTTGCCGAGGTGCCTCTGGTATGCCTGCATCAAGAGTTCGCTGTCGCTGGGGGCCTTCACGGGTCGTCTCCGTAGATCAAGGAGCAGAGCAGGGAAAACGCCATCCAAACGACGAAGAATAGCAAGTAGACCGGCCAGCCAAGCGCCAAGAGGAACGCCATCGGCGGCGGTATCTTTTCGTAATCGGCTGCCGGCGGTCCGAAGTAGTCGACGTAGACGAAGTAGGCGGTCGCTGCCAGGGGCAACGAGAGCCACACGACCAGGATCAGGGCCAGCGTGCTCATTCGTACACCCTGTTCTTGATCCGCTGGCGCTGACGGGCGGCGTCTTCGCGGCAATTCGGGTTGATCGCCTTATAGTCGAAGCTGTGGCCGATCCGCAGGTGACAGTTGTGTCCCTGCGGTCCACAAAGGATTTCGACGTTGTCCGGGTCGAGTTCCTTTTCCGGATGGGCGTGAAAATCTTCGATATGGTGCCCTTCCAGATCGTCCTTCCCGCCGCAGGCCTGGCACACGCCGCCGCGCGCCTCGATCAATTTGTGTTCGAAGGCCCGCCACTTGCCGGATCGCGGATGCCCGTTCGCCGTGTAATGCTTGTTCCTGTCGCCGCAGAGGTGCAGGACGTAGTGATAGGCGTCCTCTACGAGCATCAGACTGGCGAAAAGCGCAGCCAGGCCCAGGAAGGCGAACAAGATTAGGGCGGGAAGTGGGGGCATGGCAAAGTGGCCCCGGCGGCTAGTCGCTCCACAGGCTTACGCCTGTTAGCGAGCGACGGCCGCCGGGCCTCCTGGGAGCGAGGTACGTGGACCCCGTGCTGACTGCCAGGTCAGTACGGTTAGGAAGTCGGCGTGCTCTGGGTCTTGCCGAACAGGTTGATGATGGCTTCGATCGCCGGCAGGAGCTGCTCGATCGCCGGGCCGGCTGCCTGCAGGGCGGCAATCAGGGCGGCGATGATCTGGCCGTTCGCGCCGACGTTCACGCCGTACTTCGCGCACAGGGCGTGGACCGTGGCGGTGTGGCTGCAGCGAGTGCTGCAGACGGACGCTGCCTGGGCGTCGAGCGTGTCGAGCGCCGTGCTGGCGTGGGGCAGGTAAGCGCGGACGGCGGCAGTGCTCTCGCCGCGAATCTCAACGGTGACGCCGGATTCGTCGGCGACGACGGCAAAAACGGCAAAAACGGTCTTGGACATGGCGGGCTCCGATTGGTGGGAAAGTGTGAGGTGGGAGGATCGTGCGGCAGATGCCAGCTGCAAAACTTCCGTAGCTAGGAAACCCTACGTCGCGGTTATGACGGTTGCAAATCCACTGCGCGGAAATCTGGCAGGGCCTGCACAGTTCCTAATCGCATGATGCCGAAGAGCAACATCGCTAGGGGGCTGGATAGTCAGCGAGGCCATGGAAGGAGCGTCACTTCCCTGGCCTTTTTTCTTCCCGTGAGGGTTCCGCCATGTCTGCGAGTCGTGCCGGTTCTGCGATTTCTTCTATGTTCGGTTTCGGCTCCAAACCCTCGGGACGATCCCCCCAGCCAAGCGCCCAGTTCCTGGAGGCGCGTCAGGCGTCCGCGGCCGCGGTCAATAACCCAACCTCAGGCAACCCTCCATCGGCCGTCTCCGCGGCGCCTGACGCGCCTTCTACGCAACAAGTCCCTCCCGGCTCCGTCCCCTATGGCCACGGGGCCGGCTATCGCGTGCCGCCGGGCACGGCCAATGGGCCAATTCTTGCGGGAGAGGTCAGTACTCAGCCGGCGGCGGAAGTCCCGGTGAAGGCCCATGTGCGGAACGCCCCCGCAAAAGACAGGGCGGAAAAGAGTCTCCTCCCGGAGAATGTCAGCATCGAGCTCTTGCTCAGCGAGTACCGGCAGGCGCAGCGCTCGACCACCTTCAAGGTGCTGTTGCTGGGGATGCTCAGCGAGGCCTGGATCCGCTCGCAGCTCGAAAAGCGGACGGCCTTGGATCGGGCCACGGCCCTGAAAAAGATCCGCAGCGAACTGGCCGACGCGAAGCTGGAGCGGAAGGAGGCCCGCGTCGATCTCTTCGTGCGCTGCTACTGGGTGGCGACCCTCCTGGGTGGCTGGCGGCCCGACAGCCTATCTTCCCGCCAGGCGGCCAACAGCGTGCCGTTCTCTGTGATCCGGCTGTTCCCGCTTTTGCTCGAGCGCAAGCGCGATCGCGATAGCGATCGCTGGCAGCTCGTACCGGCCTATGCCGAAGCGGCCAAAGAGTTGTGGTCCAGGGCCGTGGCCGAAAAGCTGCCGGCCACAGTCGTCGACCAGGAAATCTCAAAAATCCTGCCGGCCCGCGCGGTCTCGATCCGCAAGCTCCGGACGGTGCGGCTGAGCGTCGTCCAGCGGCTATTGGCGCGGCTCAAGCCCGAGGATCTGCCCGAGGTCCCGCGGCTCGTGACCGAGCTGCAAGCGCGGCTCAACAGGACCGCCGCGGCCTAGTTGGTGGCCATCATCGGCCGTTTCGCCGATGAGGTACCGCCGCGGCCTAGTTGGTGGCCATCATCGGCCGTTTCGCCGATGAGGTCCTGCTAGGCATTTCTGCCAAGGTCGCCGGCAGCCTCGGCGTTTCTGCCGCTAGCCGCGGCTATCGGCATTTCTGCCGTTGGTCGATCGAGCGGGCTGGCTGCCGGCATCGGCAGCTTTGCCGTGCCGGTCCGGCTCGGCGGAAATGCCGAGGTTCCCTGGCCCGGGGCCCCACGCGGCATTTTCACCGATGGGGCCAGGTCGCAAATCGGCCAACACCGACATCAGGGCCATCCGCTTGAGCGTGCTCATGGCGGCCAACTTCCGCCGCCACCGCTGTTGCTGCCGCTTGACATCCTGTCGCTCGCGAAAGTTCGTCCCCAAAAACCGGTAGTCGTGGAGCTCGGTCGGCTCGGGAAAATTGCACCACAGGAACTCCTGGGACCAGGTCGCCCCGCGGGTCATCTGCGGCCAGGAGACCACTCGCCAGCCGGCCAGCAGATCGGCATACAGGTCCGACCAAAAGCCGCTGATCAGTACGTAGCAGCGAAGCTGCTTTAATCGGCGGAGCAGCCGAGCATGCTGGTCGTCGCTCAGAACGTGCTCATACCGCAGCCGGCTGGCGCAGGCCGAGGCGACATAGGGCGGGTCGCAATAAAGGACCGTCGGCACTTTGGGGGCTGGCAGGCAGAGCGGGTCGCGTTCCAGCCAGGCCAGGGCATCGGCGTGCAGCAGTTCGGTGCCCGCCCGGGCGCACTCGGCAAGTTTGCCGAGGGCGCCCGGGCATAGGTCGATCAGGATCGAGCGTTGCGAGGGCCGCATCATGCGGTGGATGGCCGCCGAGCCGGCGAAGGGCTCGATGTAGGTGTGGTGCGGCGGGATCTGGTTGATGATCCGGGGGTAGCTCGAACCATGATTCTTGCCGCCGGGGTATCGCATGGGTCAACTTCGTCTTTCTGTGACTCCTTTCATAAGGAATCGCACAAACAGCCATCCCTGGATGTGCCGTCAGAGTTCTGCCCGTGGGCTTGGCAAACGTAGAATTCATAGAGGCTTCCCCAGATGTTGAGCCGAATCCTCATCGTCGCATCAAGGGTGCAGCCGTTTTTGTCGCAAGGTCCGCCGACCTCAGACTCCTCGTGGATATTCGTGCTCCAGCCCTGAAATCGGGTACGGCCCACAGAGCACGTTACGGCGTGGAAGTCTTCTTTGCCGCACTCGTCGCAAGGGCGGTAAGTCTTCCGCGGATGGAAGAAATCAGCTAGCTCCTGATGTGCCAATTTCATCTCGGCCTCGGTTCGCACGGTCGTCGCCGGCTGAATTACTGTTTTCATTTGGCCCTCCGCGCCCAATCCGGGTGAAAGGTGGCATCGAAGTTCATGTCCTGTCGGCGCGACTCGTCAACCGGCCAAACGTGCAAGCAATAGACGAATCCTGAGATCCCCTGGAGGAAGGCGACGGCGTGGCCGCTGTCCGAGGTGAAGGCTTCGCCGCGGACCGTCGTCTCCACGACCGGCCCAAAGGGCAGCGTGCGGAAGAACCAGATGCGACTTCCTACGGGGAATCGCTGGTTGAACTCGTCCACGATCTTCTGCGCATGCTCTGCGGCCTGCGCTGGGGTCAATAATTGGCGTCTGCGTTTGGCTGGTGATTTCATGGTTTCCCTTCGTTTCCTTTGCGTCCTTCGTGGTTCTCTTCCGCCGCTCTCCAGCCGACGCAGGCGGCGTCCCTGCGGGCCTGGTCGAGCAGGCGGGCGAGATCTCGCCGGAAGGCGACCTCCTCGTCATGCTGGCCTGAGTGGGCGTGGATCAGGCGATCGAAAATTTCCCGCAGGCCGACGAGTTGCGGGGCGTAGTATCGCGGCTCGCCGCGCCACCAGCCCGGCAGCGATCCGTCCGACGGCGTGCCGAGGAGGATGGCGTGCCATTCGTCCGAGGTGCCCAGGGCGGCCAAGTTCTTGGGCACCAGGTCCCCCGCGGCGACGTGCGGCGTGATCCCGCCTGCAAACGTGCCGGGGCCTGGTTCGTCAGGCTCCTGGTGAGCGCCCAGCGACTCGGCCGCCTTTGCCTGCCGCTTGCGGTCGGCTTCATCCCACCGTCGTTGCTGGGCATCCTTGCGAAGCTGCTGAGGCGTGTAATCGACCGTGGCGGTCGAATCGCGGACGGCCTGTTCGAGCCCGACCATCGTCGGCACCTTGTGGCCATGCCGGTCCGGTTCGATGTTGCGTGCCGCCCGTCGCAGGACGTCCTGCATCTCCGTCTTGCTCTCCAGCTTGGCCAGCGGTCGGAGTTGGGCCGGGGCGGTGAACTGCAGGTTCAGCTTGGCGGCGATCGGCTGGGCCAGCTCATAGGCCGTGCTGCCGTCGATGAGTTCGTAGCCCGAGGTCTTTCGCAGGCCGCAACGATCGGCCAGGTAGGCTTCGAAGGTGGCATGTGTGCGGCGGTAAAGGCGGCTGTCTCGGATCTCTCGCAAGGCGCGGCCCATCGCCACGAAGTTCTCCAGGGCCTTGCGGCTGCCGCGCTCGAATTCGGCCTCGCAGCGTGCCAGGGCCTTGCGTTCCTCCGGGGTCAGGTCGTCGGCGGGCGTGCTGGCCGCGTCCACGATCGCCGCGGGGGCGGGCCTGACGGCGATCGCCGTGGCGGGCTCCGCCGATCGCTTGAGTTTGGCCATCCGCTGCGGATCGAAACTCAGGGGACTGGCCGCTTGCCGGGAGATGGGCAGCGGCGTTCGCAGCCGGAGCTTCGGCGGCAGACGGGCGTGGCCGTCGGCGGTCAAGCGGTACAGGGCGCCGTGTTGGGTCGATCGGATCTCGACCAGCAGTTTCGTGGCGAGCGCCTTGAGGCTGGCGAACTCGCGGGCGCTGGGCGTCGGCCAGATCTGCTTTTCCGTGCACCATCCGTCGTCGATCTCGCGGGATGCTACCGCCAGGTCCTTCAGCACGCAAGACTGGGCGTCCGTCAGTCCGGCACAGCGATCTTGGCATCGGTCCGCGCATTCGGCCTCGCTGAGGCCAATGGCTTTGCTTTTTTTGGGTCTGGGTTTGGTCATCGTCGTCACGTTGAACCTCCTTGGGTTGGTTGGGGTTGGGGATTGTCGGTCATGCCGGCCGCTCCGCGACGGCCATCCGATGCCATTGCTCGGCGGCCCACTGTCGCCAGGCGTGCTCATCGCGGGCCGTGGCGTTGTCGGGCTGCCGCTCGTAGAGCCGGTAATCGGCCGAAATGTGCCAGCCGCTGAGGCGGCGCGGGGAGCAGCAAACGTGGTACCTGGTCGGCTGGCCCTGGCGGAGATACACGTGGATCGCCTCGCTCGGCTTGGGCGCGTCGTGGAGCTGGTCCAAGGCATCGACCGTGCCGTCGGCGTCGATCACGACCCGCAACAGCAGCGGCGCCCTGCGCAGGTCGAGCACGGTTTCTTTGGCCGGTCCGTCCAGGAATCTCATTGCGGGTCCTCCCGGTTGCGGCGGTTTTGGGCTTCGCGGCGGCGCTCGAGCTTCTCGCGCCAGGCGCGGGCCTGGGGACTGGGATCGCTGGTCGATGGTGGCTCGGAGGGCATTGCCGCCGGCACGAGCTCCGCCTGGCCGTATTCGGCGATCACGGCCTCGGCCACGGGTGCGACGGCGTTCATGAGCGTGGCGAAGTAGCTGGCGGTTTCCTGCTGCGTGGGAAACGGTTCGACGCCCTCGACCTCCGTGAGCCCGTTTCGCAGGCAGCCGATCCAATATCGCCAGAGCACCACTCCGCTTTTGGCCTGGGCGGCCCGCGTGCCGGCCAGGATCCATTTGCGGGAGAAGAGCATGCAGGCTAGAACCGCCCCCTGGACGAAGGCTTGCTTGACCTGGGGATCGCGCGGCCAGTTGCCTGGGTACAACGGCAGCCGTGCCTCTTCCGCCAGGTCCCAGATCGCGCTGTATTCCACCCTTCTGTCTAAACTGACGTCGTCGACGACAGTACAGACAGAAGACAGAGACAGAAGACCGCGGGCGCACGCGAGCACGCGTATAGGACTGCGCGAAAATGGCGGTTTCAGGTACCCACCCTGGGTATCTGAAGCTCCACCCTGGGTATCTGAAGCTCCACCCTGGGTATCTGAAGCTCCACCCTGGGTATCTGAAGCTCCACCCTGGGTATCTGAAAACCGCGGGTCAGAGTGACCACCAGGGGCTTCACTCTGACCCGCGGAAGGTGACGGCGAGGAGGCGGTAGAACGCCCCTCGCCCAAGAGTCTCCGGAGAATGGAACTCCGGAGTAAACGAGCAGTGTTGGGCGCCTGTCTGTTGGCGCCACGCCGATCGCGCTCTATCTCAATTATACCCGCGTCCTCCCAGAACTTGAGGGCGCGACGAACCGTATTTTCGCCAGCCTGGATCCAAGGTATGCCCGCGATCCGCTCGATCCACAGTTCCACGTCGCGGTGGTAGCCGCCCTCTTCAAAAATGAACCGCAGCACGTTTGCCTCGTAGCAACTGGCCCCCATCACCTTGGCGAGGTTGCCCAAGCTCGAAAGGCTTTCGCGAAACATGGCCTCGGCCTGCGCAAAATCCAGTTCCCGTTGTGAGTCCTTACGGTTGTCCATGATCATTCCTTCGATCTAACGTAGGGCGTCCCAAACCTCCGGGACGTCCGGTCGTAACGTGATCAGTTGACGCATCAGGTCCAGTTGCGGCCGGAAGGCCAGCAATGCCTGCTGTTGTTTCGGGCTGATCTTCAGTGCCCAGGGGTTCGCGAGCATGGCCTCGATCGTGCCGGCGGCCTGGAGCGCCGGCAGCGTGGTCTTTTCGCCCCACCCCTTGCAGCCTGGCACGCCGTCGCCGCTGTCTCCGACCAGCGTTTGAAAATCGATCCACTGTGCCGGGGTCAGGCCGAAGTGCTTTTGCAAGGCGGCGGCGTTCCACCAGTCCAGCGACCGCAGGCCGTCGTTGCCGAGGATGAAGTGCCGCAGGATGGTCACCTGGTCGGGGACGAGGCATTGGTTGAGATCCTTGTCCGGGCTGGCGATCACCGCCCGGCTGCCGGCGGCGATAGCATCGCGGGCGACGGTCGCTAGGCAGTCGTCCGCTTCGTACCCGTCGACCGCGCAGGGGACGGCGATCGTACCCAGGGCCGCGGGGCCTTCGTCCAGTACGGCTTGCAGGCCCGCGGGCTTGGGTTTGCGGTGGGCTTTGTAGGTGGGATAAAGATCGTGGCGAAAGCTGCGGCGATCGAAGCAGGCCACGACGTGGGACGGTTCGAGGTACTCGACCAGGGCTTCCAGCCGGCGGCAGACGGCGTCGAGTACTCCCCGCCCGTTCTGCGCGTGCCATAGGCAGCAAATCCAGTTGCTGGCGTCGATGCCTAGAAAAAGTCTCATGGTTAAAACAGGCTCAGTTGTCCGGGCAATGCAGGCGCTTTCGGTGTGCCGTTCAGCCCGTGTTCTTTTTTGTAATGGCTCCACAGGTATTGGCCCCAGGGGTCCCGGACGATCGCTTCCGGCTCTTCGTAGGTTTGCACCGGCCCGCCGTAGTCGACTTCAACGTTCGGGGCCAGGGCCTTGATCTCGCTTCGCAGTTCGGGCTCGGTCATCTGTCTGCCTCTCAGTTCCAAGGGGCCGCGGCCCGCATGCGGCAGGCCTTGCAGTTGCAGGGCGCTTGCGGCCCGATCTCGATCTTGCCCAGCGGCACGATCTCGATCTTGCCCAGCGGGACGATCGTCGCCCCGCCGGCCTTCAGGTCGGCGAGGATTTTGGCGGCCAGGTCCTCCGCAGCCTGCGCCGTTCCGGGCATAACGACTTCGACGGTCGAGCCCGGAACCAGCTTTTTCAGCGACTCCACGACGTGCTTGAAAAATCCATCCATTGCAAAATTCTTTCCACCGCGAAGGCGCGAAGAACGCAAAGGCCAAAGGGCATGCTTTTCTCTTCGCGTCCTTCGCGCCTTCGCGGTTCCGTTTGCCGACTCAGTAAATGCACCGTCTCCAGATCAAAATCAGCGCCACGACGGCCGTGGCGATCGCCAGCACGATCCGCGCCTGCCAGGGCAGGCCCGGCAGGCCGGTCTTCGTCTTCGCCGCTGGCGATCGCTTGCGTTTCCTGGCCATCAGAACATCCTCTTGTTCTCGGGGTCCCAGCGCTGCCAGCCGTTGTCGGGCAGCCATTCCTTGTCGCCGGCCTCCGTCTCCGTGTGCCGGCGGGGAAAGAGCGTGCCGCCCTTCTTGTGCGCGCCCAGTTGCAAGACGGCGTGGCAGCCCCCGCAGACGATCTCGAAAAACTCGTTGTCCTGCGCGTTCTTCCGCGTGCGGAAGAGGAGGTTGCCGCTCTTGCACTTGCCGCACTTCGCCTCCCCAAAAACCTCCTGGGCGGAGGCCAGCAGGCGGAAGAGGTCCGTCTGCTGGTCCGCCTCCAATTCCAGCGTGAGATTGGCTCGCACTTTCAATTGGGCTTTCATTTACGGTCTCCTAAAACAGCCTCAGTTGCCTAAAACAGCCTCAGTTGATCGTCCTGGCCGGTGGCGTCCTCGGGGCGAATGAAGACGCGGTCCGGCAGGGTGACGATCCGCGGCCGCGGCTGGGGCAACACCTTGGCGTCCTCCAGCACTTTCGGCGCGATCCGCTTGAACTCGGCGTAGCTCTCCTTGGTCACGCCGCCCTTGTGGGCCACCTGGCACTGGGCCACGATCTGTTGCTTCTCGCCCAGCAGCTCGGTGATGAAGGTGGCCCGCAGGCGGTGCATGCGGAAAGCAGGTTGGTCGGCGAAGGCCTCGCGGATGCAACTCAGAAAATACCGCTCCGTGTGCCGCCAGGAGAAGATCCGCGGGTCGCTGGTCCGCACCTGCCGCGCCGCCGCCAGGGCCCAACTGTTGACGTAGATCTCCTGTTCGCATTTCTTGCCCTTCACGATTTCCGCGGGCAGCGTGAGCCAGTGGCCGTCGAGCTTGTCCCACTCGGCCAGCAGGATCGATTCGATCCGCGCCGCGGTGTGGCGGGCGAAGGTGATCAAACAGGCCAGCCAGATCCCCGTCGACACGCCGGCGATGACCGGCTGGGTGACCACGGCGCAGGCGTCGATCCACTGGGCGATCTGGGCCAGGCTCAAGGTCGGCTTTCGCTTGGCCGTGGCCGCCGGCAGGTCGTCGGCGCAGAGCCCGGGGGCCTCCCGCGGGCGGCCGGTCTCTGGATCGAGGCCGTACAGGCCGCAGCGGCAGGCCGTGCGCTTGATCTTGCCCGTCCGCAGCCGCGGGCCGGCGTACTGGAACAGTTCGCCCAGGTTGGCGAAATGCTTTCGTATGGTCCGCGGCCTGAGCAGCTTGCCCCGCCAGGTGCGGGCCTCCAGGAATTCGAGATAGCGGAGGAGCGTCGATTCCTCGAGCGCGTCGAAGAATGGGTCTGCGGTGGCCTCCTGGAAGAGTTTTCCGCTCTCCAGGACGGCCTCGATCTGCCGCACCGGCCGCTTGCGGTCCAAGAGCCGTTTCTTCACGAACAGCGCCAGGACGTGGCTGAACCGCGGCCTGGCGGGGAGTTCGGCGGCGTCCTCGCCAGGCTCGATCGGGGCCCCGCGACCCGGGGAACTGGGCGCCACGGCGGGCAGCGGCGGCCGGGCCACCGGCACGGCCGCGCGGTCTTGCCAGTCCTCGCGGACGATCACCGATTTGCCGGCCACGGTACAGGTGTAATCTCTCATCCTTGAATCCTCATCCTCACGCACAAACCAACCAACGATCACGATGCAAACTCCCGCGG